CAGGCCCGTCGGCTGTGCGAACGGGTCAGTGGTCGACGCCAAGTCAACGTAAGTACCGACCGCCGGAGTGAGCGCCGCAAGCTGCAGCGACGACACCGCCGGGATGATGCCACCAGCAGCAACCGCAGACGGGGCAACCCACGTCACCGACGGCGACCCACCACCAGCCTTCGGAACGTTGATCCGGGCGAGAACAAACGACCGCGCCGGAGTCGCCGGTACCGGAGCAGACGCCCCAGCAGAACCCGCCAGGTAGCCGATCGTCACTGACGGCACCGACGAACCATCAGCCTCAGCAGGATCCGACACCTGCACGAACACAATGTCCGTCCGAGGGTTCGACGAGTTCGCAGCAGTCACCGGACCTGACACGTTCGCATCGGACGCGAACGTGTACGGGCCAGCCTCAGCAGCAGCCTCACCATCGATCACACCCGCAACAGGTGCGCACGTCCACGTCGTAGACGTAGCAGTTACCGACCCAGGCGATGTCCCCGGGCGGACACCCGACAACGCGCCCAGAGGACGCGTCGTCGTAGCACCCGCAAGGAACGGAGCATTCGCAGTCTGCCGCAGCACACGCCCCGAATACTTCGGAGCACCACTCACCGCATCAAGAGGCCAAGCAGAGATCGTCATAAGCAGGCTCCTAACGCCAAGCGGGAACAGCCGTCACGGACAGCTGAGATTGAGAGTTATAGCTAGCAGCACTAAAAGCCCACGTGTTCCGACCCGGATCAAACGCCGACCAACCACGCGACGTGATATACCCGGCACGGTTCGACTGCCCATTCGCCAAAGCAGTACGAGCATCCATGTCGATTTCCAGGAACTCGCCAGCCCGCAGCTCCAACGAACTCGAGAACACGATCGCGTTACCCGTCGACACGTGCGTCACCACCGGGCCAACACACGGCCCATCAATGCGCAGAACCACCGGCCCCGACTCGTTACCCGGGTTCGTCAAACTGACCTGCCCAGTGATCGTCGTCGCATCGATGATGAACGGAACAGTCAACGCACCAGTCAGCTGCAGAACATTCACGAACTGCGACGACGCCGGCGTACCCGTCTTCGTCAGCAGCGGATACAAACCCGCAGACGGCTGATCCACCATCAGACCCACAGCATCAGCAGCAGCCTGCGCCTGCTCCGGCGTGTACAAACCATTCGACGAACCAGTATCACTACCGCCGATAACAAGACCGCCAGAAGTGGACGGCAGCTGCGTTGAACCCGTCAACTCGCTACCGAACTTCCGCCAATCAGTCGACGCAACCTGGATCGACCACGTGCCGATATCGGGCATCAGCCAATTCGTCAACACATCATCCGACTGCTGCACTGTCACCCAACGCGTACCAGCCGCATCAGTCACAGCCAACCGCGAATCAACACCAGCCGGAATCGCCGCATTCAACCGATCAAACGCAGCCGACAATGACGCAGCATCCGGAGCGTAAATCTTCCCAGAAGCAGAGATCGACCGGGCACCCGAATACCCGGTCGACCTCCACCCGCCAGACTGACGGGGCTTCTGACTGATCTCCGACGTCGAACGAGTTGAACCCGTCCAACCCTCCAACTGCTCAATCGACCAGTCCACACCGAACTCGTCAACCTCCCCGAAGGGGATACCGCCGAGAGTGAACGACACCTGATCGGTTTCAAGCAGCATCAGACATACTCCGATCGTTCACGACGCTCCACCGCTTGCACAAACGGTTCCGGGTCGAGAGTGGTCAGGTGGTAATGACGGTCACCGCCACGCACAGGAGCCGAAACCGGAGCAGCCGCAACCACCGGAGAACGGTCCATGTACCTGACGTTGCCGCCCTGATTCATCGCCTCGAGCAGACCCCGGTTCCGAGCAGTAGCCGCCGCATTCACCACGAACTCACGTCCGTGAACAACACCAGCAACCTGACTCACACCGAGCTCACCCGTGTACCCGCCGGCCGCGTACCCCTTCAAACCGAAACCACGCGCGATGATCCCCTGAATGGCACGCGACTGCTTCGCGATCTGCGACTCCAACGAACGCGCGTTCTTGTCAGCCGCGGCGATCTGCGCCTTGTAGTTCGCGTCCGCCACGGTCTGACCAGCCTTCGTCGCCGTCGACTGGATCGACGAATACGAAGAGTTGATCGACTTGATATCCGCAGACGACGCCTTCGCCAACGACCGAGCCAACGGAAGACCCTCGGCAGTACCCAACGAAGCGATCTCCGCCAGCAGGTCCCCGTTGATGCCCTTCTTTGCCAGAGCCGACAGCAGGTTCGCGAACTCCGTCACGTTCCCCGCCGTCTTCGACAGGCCACGACGCAGCGACGACGCTGAACGGTAATCGCCCACATCAACCTTGCCGACAGCAGACGCAACCGACGACTTCAACGAATCCGCCGACTGTCGCAGATCCGACAGCTTCCGCGCCGCATCATCCGAACGGTCCGACAGGTTCTTCATCGACAGCTGATACTTCAGCGCTGCACGGACGGACTGATTCCGCAGACTTGACGGCAACTGCGAGTTGCCGAACATCGAAATCAGTTCCGAAACACCCGACATGCCGTCATACTGACCAGCGCGACGGTTCAACGTGAACTGGAAATTACCGCCCGCATTGTACGTATACGCAGGCTTCTTCGGAGCAGGAGCCTTCCGAGAAAGACGCGCCTGCCCACCAGAAGCGAAACGCTCCACAATGCCGCCAGCCGCAAACATGCCAGCATTCACGCGGTCCAGGAAAGCAACACCATACTTGTCCACCGACGACGCCTTGACGACATACTCACCGTTGGACAGCATCGCAGGAATCGAATCCGACGTCGCAGTGCCCGGCCCGTAAATCGGACCACCAGTCGCCTTGGTTGCCCTCGTGCCAGTCATGGCATTCCCGACGCGGACTTCCTCCGTTGTGATTCGGACAGTCTTCGACTGAACGCCAGCCAGCGCACTCTTGATCCGCTGGATATTCTGTTCCGCCGCAGCAATCTCCGCTTGCAGCTTTGTTGTCTTCGACGACGGAACATCGCCAAGTTGCTTCCTGAGTGACGCAAGTTTGCTCTGCGCGTCGGTGAGATCACCCTCGAGTTTAGTGCGCTTCGAGGATGGAACATCTTTAATCTTCTTTTTCAGGGAATCAACGTCAGCTGCGGCCTGCTGAGTTTCTGTTTGGAATAGGGTTGCCCAGTCCTTAGGCGTACCGAGGATCTTGTTCGCGTAGTCTTCAGCAGCTTGGCCCGTGATGCCGTATTGCCCAAGCGCCGAAATCAGCGACGCCCGTCCACTCTCGAGCGCACCAGTCGCCTGTTCCTGCGAGCCCGTCTGCTGATACAGCGCACCTGCATAGTTCAGCGTCGACTGCGCGATGGAATCCAGGGAAGCAGCATTCGCGCGGCCCTTCTCCGTCGTCACATCAAGCGACTGACCGTTCTCCTTCACGGACTCAGTTACCGCGTCGATCGACGCCTCAAGGTCGCGCTGGGCCGAGTTGACGTCGAGCTGCACCGAGTTGAAACCCTTGATGGCATCAGCCGTGTCCGAAATCGACTGAGTTGCTTCCTCAGCAGACGCAGCGAGCGAATCCATGCCAGACGCAGCGTCCTCGGAAGCATCAGCCGAGGCATCCTGAGCCTGCGCCATCTGCGTCGTCTGATCCTTCGCGGCAGCCAGAGCTTCCCGCTGCTTTTCGACCGACTCGAGTACACGGTCGCCGGCACTCGCTGCCTTGTTCTCAGAGATGTTGCCGACACCGCGAGCATCATCGAGCTCGGCTACAGACTGCTTCAGTTCCTTGTAGGCCTTCGTGTTGCCTTCCGCAGCCTTCTGAATGGTCTGCAGCGACAGGCCCGCCTGCTTTGCCTGATCGAACGTAGACGGCCCCACCTCGATGCCGAGGAACGTGCCTTTAGTTGCCAGGTTGGATGCAACCAGGGCGCTCGTGGTCTTCGTGACTGCACCAGTCACCGAGTCGAGCGTCCCCACAAACTCCTTCGTTCGCTTCGCAGCCTCCAACTGCGGGGCAACAAATGCTGTGACTGCAAGCGCACCAAGTGCCAGGGCCGCTCCCCACGGCCCACCAAGGAAGCTGGCGACCGTTCCAAGTGCGGCCCGACCAGTGATGCCGCCCGCCGCAAGCGTCGCGAGGGCGGCGCGGAATGCGACGATCTTCGGGATGGCGATGAGCAGCCCGCCGGCAAGCAGCGTTGCGCCGCCGACAACAGCGGTCAGCGCGAGAGCAGACCCCTTCACCGGCTCCGGCAGCCCGTTGAACGCGGTAACGACCTGCGTCATTGTCTGCACGAGCGGACGCAGTGCGCCGTTCGCAGCAGTGCCCGTCTCGATCAGCCCAGACTGGAACGCAGACTGCAGTTTCTTCAGATCACCATTGAGGTTGTCCGACTTCTTCGCAGCCTGCTCCATCGCGTAGCCGGCGTCGTTGTTCTGGTCGATGTACTGCTGGATGCCATCGGCACCCTCCTTGTACAACACAGTCGCAGCACGAACAGCATCCGCACCAAAGATCTGCGACAAGGCCTGCTGACGCTGAGCGTCACTGAGCGTCGACAGCCGGTCGTTCAACACCTGAGCAATGTCCGCAGCACCCAGGAACTGACCGTTCGCATCCTCGACATTGATGCCGAGAGACTTCATCAGCTGCGCCGACTCCTTCGACGGGTTCGCCAGCATCTGCAACATGCTCTTCAGTGACGTACCCGCGTCAGAACCCAGCAGACCAGCGTCCGCGAACGACGACAGCACACCCGTCGTCTCCTCGATCGAGAAGCCGAAGTTCGACGCAACCAGACCAGACTGGTTCAGAGCATCACCAAGCTCCTGCACGCCACCCAGCGCCTTACCGGCACCAGCAGCAAGCAGGTCAGCGATGTGGGGAACATCGGAGCCCGCAAGGTTGAACTGCTTCATCGCGACCGCAGCGATCTGCGTCGCCTTACCGAGATCCACGTTGTCCGACGCCGCCAGCGCCAGAACACCCGTCAGGCCGCCACCCAGGATGTCCTTCGTCGCCAGGCCAGCCTTACCCAGCTCCACCTGTGCCTCAGTAACCTGAGTCGCCGTGTACCCGAACGCAGCACCAGCCGTCAGCGCCTGGTTCCGGAACTTGTCCATCTCGGAAGCCGTGGCGTTCGTAGCCGCCTGGACTTTCGACATCTGGGCATCGAAGTCCGCCGCCATCTTCACGATGACCGCAGAGGCCCCGACCGCAACCGCGCCAATACCAACCAGCGCAGTACCAACAGACGTCGCCGCCTCGCCGAACTTCTCGAGCTTCTCCGACTCGTTAGCCGCGTCCGCAGTCGCCTTACGAACCTTCTCCATGCCGGAGACGTAGTTCGCGATGGATGCCTGGATGGTGACCTTGACTACGCGATCTGCCACGATTTTCTCGCTTCCCGGCTACCCAAAACGGGTGAACCTGTGTAGCCTGGACACATGACGAAGAACAGCGAGCAGAACTGCTCTGATGGAGGTTGCGGAGATGACGAACCAAGCAGGTGATCGGCTCCTGACACCGGGGGAGGTGGCCGAATGGGTAGGAATGACCACGGCTGCCCTAGCTCAACTCCGGTACTTGGGCAATGGCCCGAGGTACCGCAAGCTGACGCCAAAGACGGTGCGTTACACGTCAGCGGACGTACAGGCATGGATTGATGCAAGCGCACGGCAGGGGACCGCTGATGAGTGAACCGATGACTACTGGTGCGCGCTTGCGAATTGCTCGGCTTGCTGCGGGAACGAGTCAAGACGACCTTGCCGTCAAAATGCGGACGCAGGGATGGGACTTCCATGTCACGACCGTCGGCAAAATCGAACGGGGTGAGCGGAAATTGCAGCTCGATGAGGCTGTCGCTCTTGCCGCTATTCTGCGAACCACCGTGGGTGTACTCGCAGGAACAGCGGACGACGGCGACTTTCGGCGTGGATTCAACCAGGCATTGACGGAGATTGGCCAAGCGACAAAGGATAAGCAGCTGTGACCGATAACAGGACCGATTCGATGACCCCGCTTGAGGAACTGCAGGCCGCACACAAGCGGCTGAGCGGTTTGAAGGCTGCGACTGGCGGCAGTTGGCATGCGCAGTACGAAACCCTTTACGCCGGCCCGCATCGTGTGGCACAGGGGGTGTTCGCAATCGACATGGACCTCATGCTCACCCTGCACCGCACCATCGACGCGCAGTTGGAGATCCTGCAAGAAGGCATCCGCGATGTAGTAGCAGCATGCGGGTTGTCCACCGACTGGCGCGTTCACGATCTGGCCAGCGCGATCAACGGGGAGACGTCATGATCGGTTCTCGTATCCGAGAACTACGTCAGCAGCAGGGCATTAGCGCACAACGCCTGTCCGATGCTGTTGGCGGACTCATGACCCGAGCAGTGATCGCCAACCTCGAGAACGGTCGCAAACAAGACCTGCTTGTGAACGAACTCGTGGCAATTGCGGATGCACTCGGTGTCGTCCCCGAACAACTTGACGAACGGCTTCGCGGATCTGGTAGCCAGTGGCAAGCGGGTTACCAGCAGGCCATCCGCGACGCATGTGCACGCATCTCGGAACTGCCTGGCTAACCACGCGTCACTGCCGTACGATCACGGCATGAGCGCAAACAACAGCAGCACGGCATCGTCCTACTACCTTGCCGTGCTGCTGTCCATCGGAATCGCAGCAGTCGTGCTCGGCATTGTCGTGCTCGCTGCAGGTGGCACGCCGGCCGCCTTCTTCGTTGTCGGCGGCATCCTCATCGTCGCGTGGCTGATCATCAAGGCCGCGAAGAGCTAGTCGCGCTCGATCACCTGCACCGGGAACACGACACCGTTCAAGTTCGCGCCTTCGCCGGCAGCCTTCTTGTAAGCCTCAGCAGCGTCATCATGTGCACGCTGAGCCCAGTCAATGACCGGCGCGTACACCGTGTTGCCCTCAGGCGTCTTCACCGGCACGCCAGCGCGATACACACGCTTGCCGTCACGATTCGACGGATCCGAGTCCGGAGACATCGCCTCATCCATCGGCTGACCATGCGGCCCGATCAGAGCCTTGAAAGCGCGCACGCCCAGCACCAACGACACCTGATCCGGCGTCCACTCCGACTCACGCTCAACCCGCGTGTACAGCAGATTGCCGTCATCGTCAAACACGGGGACATGCCGTTCCTCAGGCGTCCACCCACGCAACACCCGAGGGGCAACCCCAAGGTCTACCGCTAGGAGGACTTCTTCTCGGAGACGAGGGCTACGGCGCGCAGCGCTTTTCCCACCTCCACCGCCCGAGCAGAGTCACCCTCGTTGAGTGCGAAGATCGCATCAGCGATACGCCGATGGTCGCCACCCGAGATCACACCAAACAGGTCTTCCCACTCTTCACCAGTGAGCTCGCGTGTCTCGTCGCCCTCGACGATGACACCACTGTCGATCGCAGCATGACGCGTCACAGCGTTCCAGTCGTACTGGAAGTACATGTCCGCCAGCACACCAGCTCGAGGCGGATTGTTCAACGTCAGATCCGACCAGCCCTCACCGATCAGCCGCGTGAACTTCAGCTCGACCAGCGAATCCGCGAACTCAGCACGGATGTCATCAGCCTGCTTCAGCAGCTTCGCCAGCGGAGACGACTTCGCCAGCCGACCATCGTCCGGCTTCTGCTTCTCCTCCTCGATCAGCTCTTCAACCTCAGACAGCCGCGCCGCAACATCATCGTCGAGCGCAACCGTCACCGTCTTGAACGGGCGCGGCTTAGCCTTCGCCGCAGCAAGCTTCTCGTTGAACGAACCCATAAGTCTTCACCCTCACCCTTGATTCACCCTGACACTGTGGAACCCCGTGCGGACGGCAGGGTGAGAACCGTCCGCACGGGAGTAAAGAGGCGACTACATCAAGCGCCGGCAGCCGGCACCACGTCACGCTCGACCTTCGCGAGCGGGTAAATCACCTGCGTCTTCGTGAACACCGAGTTCGCCGCAGCCTGGTCACGCTGCTTACGGCCAGCCTTCGTCATCCAGAAGTCGAACTTCGACGTCGCCGTGATGTTCTCGTCGTGATCCGTTGCCCAACGGACAGCGAAAATCAGCTTCTCGTCCTCAACCAGAACGTCATCAGCCTTAGCCGACTCATCGCCGTACACGTACTGCACCGTCAGACCGTTCGTGGTCTTACCCGGCTGCGCGAACGTCTCCGTAGCGGTCAGGCGGTCATCCGAGATCGTCTCCTGCGAAGTCGTCTCAGCCCAACCCGAACCAGCAGTCAGGTCGTACGTGATGTCCACGAACGACGCCGCGTTCAGCTGCGTCAGAGTGATGTCCGAAAGCGTCTTGCCAGCAGTGAGGATAGACGCCGGAGCAACCATCACCAGGAGGTTGCCCTCAGTACCCACCGACAGCGACTGGCCAGTCTTGTCAATTGCCATTCTCAGGCTCCTTCTTGTCCTTGCTCTTCCCGTCCACGGATGCGGAGGGCTTCTCTCCCACGAGCGGGAAGCGCTCAGGCATAGACGCCTGAGTGGTCTTGTGAACCTCCATATGCCGACCATTCGGGCCAACCACGAGGACATGGTTTTCGTCAGTCACGACGTGCTCCTTACATGCAAAAACCCCGCCGAAGCGAGGTCAGGTAGTAGGTGCGGCTTGAGATCGATGGCTGTACTCAACCGTCACAAACCACATAGGCGGCGACACGTCCTTGTCGATCTGAACCGGCGACACGTAATCGCGTCGCAGCGGATCGTTCTTAGAGCGGACGACAGGCAAGCACCGACCCTTGCGACCCGGCCGCAACACAGAATCAAGACGCTCAGCAACCCAAGCAGCCTGATCCGGCGTCGACCCAGAACACTGGAACGTCGTCGAAGGATTACGGACAGCCTGTGAACCAGTCGCACGGTCCTGCTCGTCATCCTCAGCGCCCGCCTGCATCGTCAGATACCAGGTGTTCGTGATCGGCTTGCCATCCGCACCGATCGCGCGACCGTCGAACAACTTGCCAGCCTTCGCGAACTCAGCATCCGACAGCAGCAACGCCTTGTAAGCGGCCTTCTCAGCGATCGTCGTCACAGCCCCGCCGCCTTCAAGCCATCCTCGATCGCCTGCTCAATCCCGCGCGTGAAGCCAGGAGCTTCATTCTGCAAAGCTTTAGGGATTCGCTTACGACCCGGCGTGCGAGGTGCACCCTCATCGACCAGGCCCACAACTGAACCCTGCCCGCCGAGCTCCGGGCCGATCTCCGCACTGATACCACCCAGACGAGCGCCCGTACTGCCCTGCAGGTCATACGAGATGGAACGTGACGCACCAGGCAGTGCACGAGCGCCGCTGTACTCATCGCGGATCAGATCCTTGATGTTCCGCGCCGACACCTCAACGGCCTTGCGGACGAACGGTGCGGTTGCCTTCGGGATCTCACCCAAGTCTCGAGCGAGTGCGTTCAGGTCATCAGCCACCAGACACCACCCTCGCTGCGAACCGACGAGCAGTCGCATAAGACGAACGGAACGGAGCCTCGATACGCGCCACCGTCCCCGGAAGCGCAGGATCCGTCAACGAACCAGTCACCCGCACCTGCATGCCGTTCTGCACATCCACTGACGTGGCGATCGGCAGGGACAGAGTGGCGAGCTGCGACACCAGCAGCTGCGTAGACGCCTCAACGTCCGACGCCTGCACATTGCCCGCCTTGAAACGACACGGGCCGTCGTAGATCGGGGTGAAGGCGTGCTCGTACTCGCCCGTGTCAGGATTCAGCACCTCATCGGAGGACTCGAAACCGATCTGGCACGAGTCCGTCATGATCGACTCAGCGTTCGACCGAAAGTCCGGCAGCAGTCGCTCCACATCACTCCGCAGCGACATCAGATGCCCGCCTCATAGATCGGCCGACCAGCAATGTCCGTACCGCACGAGCAGTACGACGCAAGGAAGTACAGCGAGCACCACGGAAGGTGACGAGACGCCGTACCAACCGTGTCGTACGAGTACGCGCCACCGTTCGACTCAGTGAGCCCCAGCAACGTCCACCACTCGTCAAGGATCGTCACGCGACCCTTACCCGACTGGTACGTCCTCGACGACGACGCATCATCGACCGAGATAGTCACCTGCGTGGCATCGTCCGGCTTCTTCACCTGAGCGACGACAGCCTCACGGACCACATAGTCCAGCTTCGCTTCGTCGATCGTCGGCACCGGATCAGCCGCGAGACGACGAGTCTCGATCAGCATCCCAGCGTCAGTGATCCACAGTTCCCACTGCTTCCACTGCACCGAGTCCGGTTCGGGGGCGGTCTGCCCAAGAGCAACCGCGATCGTGTCAGGGGTCACAGACATGACCGCCCCCTTCCCTTGCTACGCGTCCGACTTCTTAGGGCGGCCAGGAGAACGCTTCGGCTCCGCGTCAGCAGACTCCCAACCGTCCACGAACCGGTCGTCCTTCGAGTCGTCGACCGAAACGACCACCTGAGTGTTCAGGTTCCGGAAACGACCCATCAGACGTTCGCCACCTTGTCGACCACGGTCGAGAAGCCGTCGAGGTCCATGATTCCCCAGCCGTAAACAACCTCAGCGCGCAGAGCAATCTGGTTCTGACGCTTCAGGTCGCCCTGGCCATCCGGGTCACCGAACTCAATGACCTCGACCGGGATGTCCTTCTGAACGCCCCAGCGGAACAGGTCCCACTGGCCGAGGATCGCCTTGACGCCGGTGTTAGCCGACGCCTCCGGAGTACCCGAAACGGTGGAAGTACTGAAGGCCGACAGGCCCTCGAACGCGGTGATGTTCGACCCGAAGCCGAGCTCCGGGTACTTCTTGCGACCATCCGCGTACCGGCTCGTAGCGATCGTCCACGCGTAGGTGGGATCGAACGCGACACCGTTCGGGATGTAACCGTCAGCGATGATCAGACCAGCAGCCTGCTCGAGCACCAGGTCAGGCGTGGTCAGCGTGCCCGTGGTCAGCTCGACGCTGTTGGTGGTCGACGCGATGCGGTCGCCAGCAACGATCGACGCCGCGACAGTGCCCGCAAGCGGGTTGATGCCGTGGAACGCACCCAGGTCAAGTGCACGAGCCAGCGCAAGGCCAGCCTCGTCAGCCAGGGTCGAGAGAACACCAAGCTGGTAGTCCTCGTCAGCCCACTGGACTTCCTGGTTGAAGCGCTGAGTCACCTGGAACTTGTGCGGGGTAACGACCTTGGTGCCGAACGTAGTAGACGTCGACCCCTTCTGCGCACCCTCACCAACAAGCTCAGCACGCGGCCGGCCAGTCAGCGTCATGTGAGTGACCTGGCCGAACTTCTGCGGCTCGGATCCGGACAGGGCGGCGATACCGGAGCCCTGAGTAGCCTTGGCGAACAGTCCGTCCGCGATTTCAACGGGCAGAGTCAGCCCGGAAGTGGCAAGTACAGCCATGATTGGTCCTTTGCGTTAGTCGCTCCGACCGAACAGGTTCTTAGCAAACTGCTTCTTGCTATCCACCTGCGCGGTAGGCGATTTGCCTTCATTGGGCACGTGCAGCGTCGTGCTGCCCGATTCACCCTTGAACTGAATAAGCGCATCCGCAGACGCCTCAAGCTCTTCCTTCGTCCCACCCGAAAGCAGGCCAACCGGAACACCCTTAGCGGCGGCGACTTCCGCACGAGTAGCCTTCGCCTCAAGCTCAACCGCACGCTTCTCAGCAGCAGCGAGACGTTCAGCGACCTTCTCGGCCTCAGTCTTCTGTGACTCCTGGATTTCCTGGAACTTCGCAGCCTGAGCCTTTAGTTCCTCGTAATCCGTTGGGATCTTTGCGCGTTCCCGAGCAATGCGAGCCTGGATAGCCTTATCGAAGTCCTCCTGAGACGTGATCGCCTCGAACTTCGATGCTTCCTGGCCCTGCTCGGTGTGTTCTCCCGCGACAGCGGTTTCTGTCTGCTCCGACACGTCGGAACCCCTTTCATCCGTTTAGGGGCCGTCGCCCATGACCCTCGATACAGTCGAGGTCACTGCTCCGCGAGAGAACGCGGAAAGATCAGCCGGGCAGATGAGCGAAATGCTCGTTCAGATATGCCCGAAGTTCAGCCTGTTGTGCCGGCGTGCGGTTTCTGCGGCTGGCGCGGTACTGCACCACTGATGCTTCCTCGCCGTCGTAACCGACGAATGCGGGCGCGGCGGTGCAATGGCAGTTGGTATGCGCGGCGAATCGTGCCGTGGACTCCTTGTAGACAGCACCGCGAGCGGCGAGCATGGCGCAGAATCGGCAACCGCCGGCAGACACGCGCCGCCAGCCGATCGCCTGCGGGTCGCGCTCAGTGTTGCCCGTCACCGTGTCCCGGAACGGGCGTGCAGTCTCGAGCTGTACCACCTCGGCAAGCCGCGCCTCCGACAACGCTTCATCTTCGTTGAACAGCGGATCCGCAGCCCAAGCGATCGCACGGCGAATCTTCACCGTACGGTCCACCAGGACAACCTCAGCCGTGTACGAACCGACCACGTTTGCAGCAGCCCGCTGATCCTCATAGAAGTCAGCAGCCAGCGCGCCCGTGCCGTCCTGGTAGTACCCGATCACCTCCGGCACGCCCCCTAACAGGTCATACCGGCGCTGCTCAGGACTGCCCGACGTCGACCGCAGCAACTGCAACGACGTCGCAACAGCAGTGTTAGCTATCAGATTCAGCGCCGACCGCGACTGCAGGGGTGACACCATCCGCAGCCTCCGTCGCAGTCCTCGAAGCCAAAGCCGCCAACACGTTCCGACCAGCCGCACGCTGCTTCTCACGCAGCGCCTCATCAATTTGCTGCGCATCAAGGCCCAACAGTTCAAGACCCACACGAGTGTCAGCAAGCCACGGCACCGCCGCCAACTGCTTACTGCCCGCATCCGCCTGAGCAGACCGAGACAGGTACAACGGCGACCGCCACTTCGGCTCAATGCTCGAATACGCGTCCGGAACCGACGTCAGCCCGTTCCGGATCGCCAGAGCGCGAGCAACAGAACGCCGAATCGACACCGACCAGTCATCCGTCGCGCCCTCAGCCTCAGCAATCAGCGCATCACGGCCCTGAATGTACGAACCCTCCGACGTCGGATTAGCCATGTCAGACAGAGCGAAATCCGAGTCCGGAAGGTCGAACTCACGAGCCATCAGCTTCGCCTGCGCGTTCAACTGCGCCAGATGCGGCTCAGGAGACTCAGCAGACAGCTGCTTGAAGTCAGCACGCGGGTTCGTCGCATCCTCATCATCCGGGATGCCCAAAACTCGGCCCATGACCATCTGCCAAGCCGGCTTCATCGCCCCGTTCGCATCACGGAACAGCGAATCGGAACCACCCAGCAGGACCATCTTCGGGATCGCGTAGATGTCCATGTGCGCCTCGAGACGCATCAGGGCGCGCAGCGCACTGTCCTGAATCGACATCGACGGACGCGAGATCCGCGAACGACCCATACGTCGAGACGCACGAGGCCGATACACCAGCGGGTCAACAGGAACCCCGAAGCCATGCGTCTGCCGCGTCACCGACCACTCAGCGCCAGACTTCTCCGCACTGATGATCAGATTCGGCAGATACAGCACAAACCCGGTGATCTTGTTGCCGTCACGCCCCGTCACTGACAGGAAGTTGTCCAGCTGCCGGCGACGAACGTTCCAGTCACCCGTGCTGTTCAGCGCATCACGCGCATGAACAAGCGCTCGAGGCTCACCCGCGCCACCCTGCGTCGTCACAAGGTACGAGACGCCGTAAATCAGCGAGTCAGTGCGTGCCTGCGAGAGCTCAGCAAACAGGAAATTGCTATCCTGCAGCTCCTGCAACCCCTCGGCGTCAAGGTCACCATCGTTCCAAACGAACCGCTCCAGATTGCATCGACGAGCGAGCCCATCCACGCCCTTCGCAGTCCAACCCAGCACCATCGCAAGCTGCTCATACTGCGGCGGAATCACCGTGCCAATCTGCGACACAGCACGTCGGCCGTCGTAATACGCAGCACGCTTCAGGTTCCGAGGAAGCTTGTGATCAAGCTGCTCAACCAGACCATCAAGAACACGAGTTTCATCAGACGACAAGCCACGGATGCGGATCTTCTCCGTAGTCACATGACCACCGCCGTCCTAGATCCAGTCTTACCCTGACGCTTCACGTTCTCGTTCTGCGCACCCCACAACGCCAAAGACGCCGAAACAATCGGAGTGATGTCACTCATGGCATCCTTCCGATTCCAAGCCCACGCACCCGCCAACGGTCGCTTACGAGCCACCGACAACGCCACATTCATCTGCGGCTGATCCGTATGAAACAACTGCTGCGACATCACGCCATCAAACAGAGCAGCACACGCCACAGCCATATCCCGACCCTCAGCAGCAGCCAAAGTCACAACAACGCCCGTACCCTTCAAGTACCAACGCCCGTTCTTCCGCTTCTCCACAAGACCCGTCATCTCGTCCACAACAACTGAGTGCAGCCTGTTCTTCGCAGCCCGGACCTCGACCCAAGCTGAAACCCAATCCACGCCCTTGCGCTGCTCGTCGAGCTCCACATGCCAACGACCATCCGGACGCTTGCCCGCGAGACTCACCGAAGCGACCTTTCGATCCGGAGCCACATCGATAGCCAGAGACAATCGCTCGATCGGCATCGAAGCCGGATCCGCTGCAAGATCCCAGGAGTCCTCATCGATGACACGGTGCTGCGAGTCCGCATCCCAGATGCCCATCGCCTCACGGAGAAACGAATCCTCAGACAGCTGCTTCCGCATGCGCAGGATCGCCTCAACAGGCGTGCGGTGCGGAAACGACGGGTTCGCTCGAGCCAGCTGCTCCATGTCATCCGGAGAAGCGTCACGCTCAGCCGAGAACTCGATGTACAAGCCGTCGTTATTGCCCGACCCTGCCGTCAGCGCGTCCTTGCGCAGCCGCTCGAACACCTCGCCGGGGTCCACCGGCCGTGGTGGCGTCCCAGTGAACACGGCCAGCGCGTTCGGGGAAGCATTCATCGCCGGAAGCATGTCGTCCAGCGCGCGTTCCGTCAGAATCTGCGCCTCATCGAAAACCTCAACGTCGACACCAGCGAAACCACGACCGAAACCAGCCTCACGAGCGCCGAACAGCACCCGAGACTTGTTCCGAAACAGGACAGCCTCTTCACCAGAGCCGTTCATGATCTGCCCGACATGCGGGGCGACCTTGCGGCGACCAGCCATGCTCTTCATCGACTGGAACGTCTCCTTGGCAGTCTTCAGTCGGTGAGCCGTCCACAGAACCGTTGTCCCCGGAGAGTTCAGGCACAGCGCGAACACGATCGCGCCGAGCGTGTAGGTCTTGCCCGTCTGGCGCGCGATCGAGATCGTCACGCCACCGACCGTCGACGCGTACTTTCCGTCAGCGCGCTTCGCCAGGATCGCCCGACCCATGCCGTCCTGCCACGCATCGAACGACAGACCCATGGTCTTCGCACGATCACGAACAGCCGGCCAACCAGTCGATGCGATACCCGCAGGCAGAATCACGTGACGAGCAGCCTCAGATAGCTTCGGCGTCCCAGTCTTCGTCTGCTGTGACACCGCCATCCTCTTCCGCCTCCTGGCGCACCTTCAGCTTGATCGCCTCAATCTCCTTGCCGAGCTCCTGAAGCCGACGAGACAGAGCCGCGAGATCACGTGGAGGGCAATTTGGATCCTCAACCGTGATGGCCACACGACGGCGGAGAGCCACCAAAAGCTCGAGCTGTTCGCCCGACTCGGCAGCATCAGTGATCGACATCGGAGCCGTACGCTCCGGAGCCGTTTCGTTCTTCTCAACCGCACGAAGTGGCGACTTACGAGCAGCCATCACGCCCCCAAGAGGTTGATACAAGTTCCGGCCAGTTGGTACAAGTACCTTGATGGTCGTGGAAAAATCGTCACGGACAGACGTCATCTGCATCCGGAGGTTTCTCGTACATCGCTTGGGGGGACCTGGCCCACCGTCAGTTGTTACAAGTCAATTGGTACAAGTTCAGTCGAGTGCGCCTGACCGCCGGACAATAGGGGCGACGATGCGCGCTCGCTTGGTGCTGTTGCAGCTTCGGTGAGCAGCGGCCTTGTTCTCAAGCGTGTCTGGCCCGTTTTTGGCTAGCGGAATGATGTGGTCAACGACGAATGATCGAGGGTCGAGCCAGTCCGCATCCCATGAGATGGCCTCGCCGCAGATGTGACAGTTGGGACGCGACTGCTTGATGCGGTCACGGTCCCGCTGTTGCTGCCTGATGTTCCGCTTGGTCGCCACTTACTCGCGCTCCTTTGCTGATGTTGCAGCGCAGATGCATGAGCGTTGTGTTGTCGAGCGAGTGCGCCCCGCCTCGTGACACTGGCGTTGTGTGATCGATGCTGAGGCTGAGTGGATGCGGCCATGCCTGATCGGTAGCGATTGGCTTGCCACAAGCGCTGCAGTCCAATCCATCTCGTGCGATGAGATCAGCAGTCAGCACTTTGTCCCCGTTGACAGCGCCACCCATACGCGCACGACGAGCGTGGGAGTTGCTGCGGCGAACGTCTGACCACTTGTCGCTGGGGCTGTTGATCATGCCCTGCTCTCGCGCCCACCGGCGGTAGTGCATCTTGCACATGCCCCGCGCGTGAGCAGTCCTGTCACAGTCTGCATCAGCACATGGTCGAGTCTCGTAGACACCAGCTGCGCGACGCTTTTCGTACTCGCGCTGGGCGAACGCGTTCCATGCGCGGCACTCAGCACACCGGCAACCACGGTGTCCGTAGCCCTGCTGCGTACCGTGCTTCACGGGCTGGTTGCGTCGACACTCGCGGCACATCGCTTGGCCTTCTGGCAGCGACGTGCTGCTTCGCCACAGAAGCTTGCCGCATGTGCCGGCGCATGGAAGATCGGGTACTCTGGCCACAGCCACTCCGTTGTTCGCTCAACGTGATTGGTCAGGCCCCGGCTTGAGTGTTAGCGCACTCGTCGGGGCTGTTTACATTCTACGACAATGGGCTGACATTCAGTCCCATGCGTTGGGATCCAGCCAGTCGTTCTTCCTGGGTTTGCGTGCGTCGTCTTCTGCGCATCGTTCGGCTGCTGCGAGTGACAGGTATTCGTACTCGCATTCACTGCACATCACCATGCTGCGGTCGCGATCAGGTGCACGGTTGACCAGGCGATGATGATGACGGATGCGATGATGGCTGCGATGCCGGCGTTCTGCCATGCACGTTCACGCTTGGTCATCAGTCCCTGTCCTCGATCGGTTGCTCAAACACGGCGTCGATGGCTGCGATGAGTGATGCGGGTGGGTGCAGGTGAATCTCTGGCCTGCGGTTGGTGCGTGTTCTGTGTGCGCTGAGCTCGTCGTCCATGACGTTCTCCGGTTGTTGTGAGTGAGTCCCCGTCCGGCTCGAGCCGCGTGCTCGACATGGCGCGCCACTCACCCACCATCGGCTATTGCTCTCGGCAGGGCGGCGCTGGTCTGTTATGTGTCGGCCGGCGCGGACGGGGAAGTTTGAGGGGTGCCACTTATGCGTCTCAGTGGCCACGAGCACGTATGAATCACCCGCGAGCGTCCTGATCGTTGCGATAATCAGGTCGAGCGGGCAACAAAAATCCCCACCAACCGTGAGGCGATGGGGAGCAAGGCTTCGGGAAGTAGAGACACTTCACCGAGGCATGACCATTATGTCACGCAATGACCGACTTCGCATCCTCCTTTTCGTCGGCGTGTCGCTCTTCGAGTTCTTCGACCAGTTCGTTGATCGCTGCCATGTTGTCCCAGCTGGTTCGGCATTTCTGGCAGATCACTTGCTGGCCAGTGATCGACCCGTCTTCTGACCGCCGGTAGCTTCCGATGAGTCGCGCCGGCTGGCTGTCTCCGTGCTCGTCCGTCCAGCGGCTGTTCTTGCAGATTGGGCAGGTGCGGGTGGTGTCAAACTGTTTGATGTTGCGGTCGATGCGGTTCTCGATGGTTCGGATCCATCGGGACAGTTCTCGGCCGTACCATTCGTCCGACTCGATGGTCTTGTTCATGGGCAGGTATGCGACGTACCAGGCTCTGAGTGTTCCGGGTAGGTCGTTTCGGTCGCCGCGGATGTTGACGAGTCCGCACCATTCGAACAGTTGCCGTTGGATCTGCACGAGCTCGTAGAGGGCTTGCCCGTCGATGATGTTCCGTGATGCGTCGGATGCGGACTGCCCGCCGTGGTCATTGCTACCCGATGGCACCACGGCGTCTGCCAACTGTTGCAGCAGTGCAGGGTGTTCGACGGGGACAGTACGCAAGTACGTGCCGTCGTCGGTGGTTTGCTTCACGTTGTCGATGGTCGGCTTCGTGAGTGCGTCGATGGCGTCGAGTAGGCGGGTGTCGGTCATCGTTCCCCCTCGAGCTTGCTGATTCGTTCTTCGAGCGTTCCCTTGTCGGCTTCCTCAAGCCATCGCAGGTATATGTCCGCAATCTTCAGCACTTCACCAGGCGTTGGCGACTCGGTGTACTCGGTTGTTCGGTGGGAGAGGTTTCTACCTACCGGAAAGTCGGTCGTGCTGCGGTGGGTGAACTGCTTGGCGGCGGCAAGTAGTGCCGCCTGTGCGTTGGTGCGGTCGTTCATCGTTCGTCCTCCCAGTACGCTTTGTCGGTCCCGCGTCCGAGCGGCCACCGTTGAACATGGGAAGGGCCGGAAGCGTCTACTTCCGGCCCATTCCTGCTGGCTTCTTCGAGTAGCCACCTGCGCATGCGTTGCTCGATGGATTCAGGCATCCGAGCTCGTTTCGTCATCCGGATGCCGTACAACCACTCGCTGATCTTCCGGCAGCACGTCGACCGGTTCGCTGATCAGCTGCCCGACCGCGCGTGCGAGTTCGTACGTGTCGTGGTGGGTGAGGTATCGGGCGTACTCGGCTCGGATGGTTGCGAGGGTGTGCTCACTCCGGCGCAAAGCCATGCGCAGCCGATTCCGCTCCATCTGCATCTGGTCGAAGCGAGACTGCACCCGGATAAGGCGGTGCTGATCGACCAAACCGTCCGCATCGTCACGCAGATCGTCGATCTCGTCGGCCGCGTCTTCGATAGCCGCAGCGAGCATGGCCATCTTGTGTGGCCATGCGTCCTCGTCCACGCGCCGCAGGTCGTAGTCATCGACCAAGAACCGCGCCGCATCACCGAGGTTCCGCAGCTTCTTCGTGTCAAGCGTCATCTTTCGGCTCCCATCCGAATTCGCGCATGCCGCAGAGGTCACCGCATGTTGGGCAGGCGTCGGAGGTCATGCGTCGGCCTCGTATTCAGTAAGGTCGCGCCCCATCACTTCACGCTTGGCTCGGAGCAGATCGGCTTCGGCTCGGTAGTTTGCCGCGCGGTGGTGATACTTGGCCCGGTCGGCCCACGCGTGGGCGACGGTCCAGATGGCAAAGATCGTTGCTGCGATTCCCACGATCCAAATGACTGCTGCATCTCCCGATGCGAGTGTGACATTCATGCTGCTTCCTTTTCGTTCAGCGCGCGTTCAAAACGGTGTCGGGTCGTCGAAGTCGCCCGCGGTCGCCCATGAGCCGCTCTGCGCGCCCGTCTGCGCCCCCTTCCCCACGTTCTGCGTCTGGTTGCCCACCGGGGTGTTGTTCGGGGCGTAGGAGGCGGACTGGGGCTCGCGTGGGATGATGCCGAGCGTCCCGAACTTGATGCGCACAGAAACGCCGGGGGTGCCGTCGCTCTTCGTGTACACATTCAGGTCGGGCTGGCCAGTCACAGTCACCAACGTGCTCTTCCGCACACTCGACGCAATCGCCTCAGCATCCTTCTCCCAGAACGACGCCTGGAACCAGATCGTCTCGCCCGCATCCACCCACTGATCGCCGTCCTTCTTGCGCGGCGTGTGCGCGATGTCCACGGCGATCACAGACTTTCCGTTGTGCTGACGAAGCTCGGGGTCCTTCGTGACGAAGCCCTCGACGGTGATGGTTGCCTTGCTCATGCTGCTGCCTTCCGTGCCGCACGTGCGGCGTTGAGATCGATGTAGGTGCCCTCGAGCGTCGATCGCTCGAGGGTTGCGGCTGCTTCTGCCCCATAAGCGACGAGCACGGACGGCGCGCCACTGTTAGCTGGCGCTCGTGTGCCGTCTGCGTAGTGGAAGTGCAGCCGACCGTGGAGGAACAGTGCTCCGTACGCGCGCTGCCACACTTCGGAGATGAAGCCGGCCGTCTCGGTGCGCGCGAAGACGAGCGCGATGCCGTCGCCGTGGTCAGCGAGCTTCGATAGCCACTTCCACGCCGCGAACGAGTACGGCGGGTTCAACCACACACGTCCATGCCATTCGGCTTCGAGTCCGTCTTCGGGGAGCTCAATGTGCCGTGCCGCCGTGGGCCAGGGTCGTGGTGATGGTGCGGCGCACGGATCCAGCTCGAACGGTCCAAGCGCTTCAATGATCTCGGGCGGCGTCAACCATGTCGTCGTTTTTGCGCGCGCCGACTGGTGCGCGCCCATTGCGCCACTCATGCTGCTTTTCGTTCTGCGGCTCGTGCCGCTTGTCTGATCGCGTACGACCGGATGGCCGCTTCGATTTCGGTTTCGTCAGGGTTGTCGTAGCCACGTGCGTGGATCTCACGGTCCGCGTCCGCAAGCTGTATCGCGGCCTGCTCACTGGTCACGTCGTCGCGCATCCGTTCCCAGAAGTCACGCCGGCAGTAGTCGTGCGCATGCCGCATCTCGTGGTCCCACCGTGATCCGGGCCGCTCATGGTCAAGGTCACCATGCACGCGCATCCGTTCCGACTCGAGGGCGGCCGGGTTGATGGATGCGATGAAGTTCGACCAGGCGTCATCGGTCATGCGAGCTCACCGAAGTCGAAGGCCATCTGTTCGAAACGTCGAACGCCGGCAAGTGCGTGTGACTCGATCGCTTCGAAAGCGATGCAGCGTCGGCCACTCATACGAGCCGCGAGGGCGGTCGTGTATGAGCCTCCGAACGGGTCGACGACTAAGCCGCCTCGAGGAACGCTGTACTCGATCAATGGCGAAACGATGCCGAGCGGCTTCTGTGTTGGATGCACCGCGCGTCCATGCTCAGAACGAACAAACTGCACCGACCGCATCAGTCGGGGGCCTCCGTCCTCTGAAGTGAAGTGCCCGCGCTCGATTTGCCCCGTGTGTGCCGGACGCAACTTGCGACGCGTCGCTCGCTTCACCGCATCTGCAGTCGTGGGCGTGACATGGTGGATGTCTTCCCAGTCCCCTCGATACCAAAGAGTTGCGGACTCATGCACCCGTTTGAACCTGTCCGCATGAAAGCCGGACCCGTTGTGCTTCTCCCAGATGATGTCCTGCGAAAACTTCCACGCCTCGAAGTCCGATGCATGTTCGTGGAACATGCGGAAAGATCCGAAGCACCACAGTGAGCTCGTGAGCGTCGCGACGTGGTCGACCCAGCCGATAGGCCAGCGATCCCACTTCAGGCTGGTTTCTCCGTACGGCGGGTCGGTGATGACCGCGTCGACGCTGCCCGGTCCGATCATGTCGAGGTGGTCTCGGTA